CTCCAACCCACCTCTCTAATTTGGGACAATATCGGAACTCTCTCTTCAAATAATTCAATTTATCAAACGACATAGAAGGACTCCTTATCTGCGTCTTATCTCCATTAGTACATTGCATACCCAAACTCTCTGCTACTTCCTTAATCGTATAAGCATTTAATATTTTAGAATATTTACCTGAAGATCCACATATTTTATCATCACCTGTAACGTAATCTACTACGTCATACAAGGCTGCTGGATCCCTTACTCCATTCCTGTGCAAAACTATCGCTGTAAGTGCCTTGTTGTACAAACAATTTAACAAGAATGTTAACCACGTACCTGACGGCATACCATGTGTTGTCCTCCATACAGCATCATACACTAAAACGGTGCTATTGAATACATTGTTCATCAACACTTCCAAAACAGCTGTATTATCTCCCTCATAATTTTTAATGAAAATCCTGCTAACTATCTTCATTATTCTAGCAATAAGAGATCCATCCCATTTCTTAAAATCCACATCACACATAACATCACAATCATTCAACTTCTCAGCCAAAATATGCATATCTTTATATGGGTTAAATCCTGAGCATATACCAGTATTGTGCATATTCTTTTTAATATGTATAGCTACTTCCCCTAGAATCTTTTTAGACCACATCATGTGGGTTAAAGGAACAACTCTAAATGTTCGAGGATCTCTAACTTTATCAGGAAGGCGCAATTCATCTTTAATAGATTCAACTCCCAACATTGAGCTAATCTTAACCGTCCCATCCTCACACTGTTTTCTAAACGTATCCAACATTTCCAAAGTATCATCATATATGTACTTCTCATCATAGTTAATGTAATGTTCCTTACCAGCTTTCATACCGTATCCGTTGCTCGAATCTTTATTAATAGGTGGCAAATCTGCATTTCCAAACGCTACTTCCTCCCACGAAATTTCCTTAAACGTAGGAATCATAAGACTCAAAGCATTCTCCACATATGCGTCTTCTTCATCAGTTATGTCTCCTTGATGGCTAAACGTCTTCAAAACTGCCGTTTCCACAGCCTCAATAGAATTCTCTACTACTGGCGGAGATTTTTGCCTCAAACCCATCTCTTTCATGACTCCTCTCACATCCGAATTATAATCTACATGAAATACAGTAGGAGCTAATGATGTTCTAGCCACTGGATATTTCTTACTTATCTCACCCTGGTCATAACGCAGTCGAACCCCTGAAATACCAGGCGTGACCTCAGTGTCTATCTCAAATTCACATTCACTACTATTGGTTAATATATCATTGATCTCCTTTCCGATATTCTCACTAGGCTGAACGCAAAATCCTTTATTCTCATCTCCTGCAACGTGCATACCTATTACGACACCTGACGCATCCACCAAAAATCCTCCGCAAAACCCGTTTGCACTCAACGGAGTCTCAAACCCTGAATATTCAGGATGTGCATAATTCTGTGTAGCCGATGAATACGCAACTTCAGATGTGTTATAAGACACGTGTTTACCTCGTAACATCTTTATGATCTTGTTTGACAAAATCATGTAAACGTAAGGAGATCTAGTCATCGTATCAGTAAAAAGCGTTCGAATTCTCTTATACAATACAGGAAACTGCTTGAACTTGTATATTGCAATATCAACCGATAAGTATCCCTTCACTTTCTGAACACTAACTCTTTCTGCTTCTACATGCGTATTGCGCATATGTTCCCAAGACTGGTAAATATCCACATAAGCATCATCAATCTCTACATGAGATGGTACTATTACATACTCTCCTGACACTATAGCGTGCGTATAACATGTCTTTCCTGATTCATCGTACTTCAAAATCCTAGAATGTCTAGTCAGTAATCTAACATGTTCTGGTATCTCATCATCATTACCACTTTGCTTCACATACATGTCTTTTTCTTTCTCAAACGCATTTAGCTTAGCCTCCCAAAATTCTAATGGCGACGATGTTACCATCATCC